CTGGCGAAATGCGATGTTTGTGCCGTTGACCGTGAGGCCGATCGTGTCCAGCACCTCGACGAACACCTTGTTGACGCTGACGGCCGCACCCTTGACGATGCCGGCGCCACCCGACACCTCTGGCGGCAGCAGCTTGACTCGCAGACCGATGGCCTTGCCGATCTCCACCTTGGTGGCTGGCCGCGCCAGGGTGATCTGGCCGCCAGACACCACCAGGGGCGGCTGTGGAATGTCGTCTGCCCGCACGCGCACCGTTTCGCCTTCGAGGTGATCGAGGCCAGCCCAGACCGTTTGCGCGGTGCCGGCCGTCCCCTTGATGGCGCTGTCGGTGTAGGTGTCAGGGTCGAGCATTTCCAGGTAACGCACCGTCACGCCGTCGATGACGCGGCGCACGACGAGCATGGTCTTGTCCGCATCCTCGTCTGGAATGGTGGCAGCAGACTCGACCACACCACCAGCGAAAGACTGGCGGGCCCAGCCGACGACATCCTGGTCGCGGTCGTAGGTGCACGAAGCGATGAGGCCATCGGCGCGCAGGGCGAACAGCAGCGTGCCGGGTTCCTCGTGCCAGGTCAGGCCCACCACGCCGGGTTCGGTCAGGTGATCGGCCACCACGCTCATGTCGGGCACAGCCCAGGAATCGGACGCCTCCTGAAACGCTGCAGCCCGCACGCGCTTGCCGGTGCGCTGAACGAACAGCGTCTCGGTGCCCACCTTGGCAGGGCGCACCTGCTGGCAGCCTCGCGTGCTGCGCGGCTTGGCGCGCACGTTGGTGGGGGTGATGGGCTTCTCGACCCCGCCGTCCAGCGTGAACTCGCCAGCGAACGACAGCGCCACCAGCGACTCCATCGAGATCATGTAGGTGATCGGGCTCACGTCGTCGCTGACCAGCTCGAACGCAAACGCATCGGTGTCAAGCGTGCCGAGCTGGAAATTGAAGAACTCGCCCACCGCGCTGCCCCAGATGGTTTGCGGGTAGGAAGCGGTTCCGGCTGCCAGCAGGCGCTGTGCGTGAAACGTGCCGGTCGCCGGGTAGCCGTCGAAGTCGTTCCAGGCTGGCGGCTTGATAGCCCAGGCGTTGGCAGGCGCCGCCACCGTGGTGTTGAGGGCCACCATGACCTCGCCAGTCACCGAGGTGTCGGAACCAAAAGCCGTGATCTTGACCAGGCCGGTGTTGATCTCGACATGGCTGCCAACGTCGGACGCGCGCCAGCCTGCAGCCGACAGGCCCAGGGAGATGGATGAGCCGACCGGCCCGGTTCCGCTTGGCGTGCACGTGGCCTGCGGGCTGCCCGCCAGCGTCCAGGTGTTGCCAGCGATGGCGGTGCCGTCGAACTCGACCGTGATGTCAGCCGTTGCCGATGTGGCGCTGGCCACCGCCGTGATCGTGGCAACCCCTGCGCCGGCCCACACCTGGCGGCCGATGTCAGAGGCCAGGAAAACGCCAGAGGCGGCCGTGATGGTGCGCCCGGTGCCGACCGCGGCCGCGCTCAGGGTGAGCTCCACATTGAAGCGGCTGCCCACCTCGGCAAATGGCGCCGGGGCAAATGGAGCCAGGTCAAGAACCCATCTGGCATCAGCGAACCGGCGCAGGCGACGAGGCGCAGCGCTGGCGCACCAGATGATGAGCGTGTCGGCGCCTTGGCTGAAGTCCAGGGTGTCAAGCTGGGCCTCGGTGTAGGGCGTGACGACCTCGTAAGGTGTGGCCGGGGCGGACAACACCACGCCGCCGACCTTGTGCACGCGCATGTAGAGGTGTCCGAACTCCAGCCAGTAGGCATCGGTGCGATTGACCACGAAGCGAACCACCCGGCATTTGCGGTCTGGGTGCTTGGCCGCGTAGTGGAACAGCGTGCCCCAGCGCTTGGAAAACCCGCCATGGATGTTCGGCCAGGCGTTCTGCATGATCTCCACGCCCGAGTTGTACCGGGCGACATCCATGCGGGCGCGCATCTTGGGCGTGATCTCGCCCGATGTGAAGTTCGTCTGAACGTGCGAGGTCTTGGCCATCTCACCACCCCCCGCCCGGGTAGCGCGCACGCATGAACGGGTCGTCGTCGATGCTGTCCGGCGTGCCCTCCTGCCCGTCCAGCGACTTGGCTTCGCGCAGCTTGCGCTCGGCAGCAGCCATCCAGGCGTCCGTCAGGCTGGCCGACTTGGTGATGGCGTAGCACATGGCCCCGGCCATGCGCAGGGTCATCGCCGAGACCATGGTCGAATCCCAGCGGTCCACGGCCAGGTTCGTGATGTAGCGCAGGTCGATCGCGCTGGTGTTGGCCATGATGCTGCGCCCCTCGACCTTGTGCTCGATGTCGCTGTCGGAGAACTCGACGGACAGGACGCGCACGCAGTCATTGGGCAGCAGGAAGGCCGAGCGCCAGCCGAACGCCGGAGCATCCGACAAGGGCGCCAACTGCACCCGCGTGATCGCCGCGTTCCACGGGTGCGCGCGCAGGAAGTCGCGCTTCTGGTCTGGGTAGAGGTTGGAGGCCACCAATGCGCCCGTGGTGCCCTCGGTGAACGATGCGATGGGCGCGGCGCCCAGCATCACCAGCGCATTGGAACAAATCGAGACATCGGTCGCCATGTGCCCTCCGAATCAAAAAAGGGGGGCCGAAGCCCCCCAAGTCGCTCTAGATGAGAGACAGCCCCACGAAATCAGTTCGACTGCGCGTAGGTCACGCGCACGGTCAGCGTGCCGGAGGCGGTGGCCGCAGCGGTCAGCGTGGCGACGATGTCGTAGTCGATGCCGGGGTCAGCGCTCAGACCCAGGATCTGCCACAGCGGCTGCTCCATCTCGCTGATGTCGAGGACGCCCGACTCGTGCAGGATGTTGTTTCCGACCACGTTGGCGGTGGCCAGCGACACAGCCGAGCCGAAGGCGTCAGCGTCGACCACCGCGCCACCGTTCTGGGTGGTTTGGTAGACGCCGAAGTCGGCGGCGGCGCTGGTGATGGCATCGCAGTAGACGTCCAGCTCGCGCATCGAGGCATGGCTCGGCACGGTGGCCAAGATGAACTTCGATGCGATCGAGTCGCCGTTCGTGACTTCGACGGTGGCCACTTGGTCGTACAGACGGCGCGGGCCTTGGGTCATGCCGCCACGGACGGGCGGGGCGGAATCGCGGCCAGTGATCTGGGCCGACTTGACGGTGACGACAGCCATGATGGTGTCCTTTCAGTGTTCAGGTGGTTGATCAGGCACGCAGGAAGTCGATGGCAACCACCTTCTTCTCGTCGTTGCGGCCGGCGCCCAAGGACAGCCATGCGTAGGCCTCGGTCGGGTGACCTTCCTTGTTCTTGTTTTCCGACACGTCGGTCTTGAAGTTGATGCCCATGCCCATCTCGACGCCGGACTTGGCCCAGGCCACGGTGCGCGCTTCGAGTGCGCCGCCTGCGCCGTTGTCCAGCGCCTGGTAAGGCACCCAGGTGAAGCCCAGCCAGTTGCGAGCGATCTCGCCGGCCTGCAGCATCTGCGTGGCCATGAAGTCAGCGCTGGTCAGGGTGGTGTCGGCCAGGATCTGGCGAACCATGTCATCGTTGTAGGCGATGAACAGCTGCTCACCGTTGTTGTTGTCGCACTCGTTCTTGCGGAACAGCGAGCGAGCGAAGATGGCTTTGGCCTTGGTGAATGCGGTGCCGCCTGCCACGATGATCTGCGACGAGGGCAGAGCCACGGTGCTGAAACCGGTCTCGCTGGTCTTGGTCACCACAGCGTCCAGCAGGCCGCGGTAGATGATCTTGTCCTTGAGGCGGTTCGCAGCGTCAGCCAGCAGGCCAGGGTACTTGAACGACGGATCGGCGGCCAGCTTGGGCACGTCGAAGCCATCGACCACGGCCAGGGCGCTGTAGTCGCCCATGTAGACCACGCGGGTGCCGTTGGCAACGGTCTGCGGGGTCTTGTCCTGGTAGCGGCCGGTGACCTGCTTCATCTCGACGGTGCCCAGACCGTTGATCGTGAAGGAGGTGCCTTCGATCATGCCGCGGTCGATGACGGCGGGCGTGAAACGGGATTCGCGCTGCGCCACGGCATCGCGGAAGCCGTCATGGAACTGCTGCTTGAAAGCAACCGAAGGATTGGCGAGAGACATGGTTTGCTCCTGAAAAGGTTTGCGCCGATTCAGGGTGTCCAGTCACTTGACCGGGCCTGCTTTCGTGGCCACGACCCGGCTAAAGGTCAAGCGGCTACGGGCAAGACAGGAGGGTTTCCGGCTGCCACACCGGGCCTCTGATGTGAGCACTGTGCCCCTGCTGCTGGTCAGGATTCCCGACCAGAAACGACAAAGCCCGCACGGTGGCGGGCCTTGCTTGCGGAGGGCGTGGCGTCAGCTCTGGTACTTTCGTTCGTAGTGGTCTTTGAGTTGCTTGACGATCTGCGCACGGCGCGGGTCGCCTTCCTTGAGGGCATCGCGCTGGCTCACCAGGTCGGCGCGCTTGGCTTCCCAGTCGAGCGCATCGGATGGGGTCTGCTGCGTGCCTGCCGGGGTGTCTTCCTGCATCTCGGGGGCCAGGGCTGCAGCCACGCGCAAGAACATGGCGTTGTTGCCCAGCGCGGCATTGAACTCGTCGTAATCGACGCCGATCTTGGCGGCCAGCTTGACGCCGGCCTGGTAGGACAACCCCACGTTCTTGTCGAACTCGCCGGGCTCCTTCCACACCTCGCCCAGGGCCTTGGCGGTGGCGTCTGCCTCCTGCTCGAAGCGCTGCTCGGGCGTCAGTTGAGCGCCCTGCACCTGCGACATCACGCGCCCGTACTCGCCCAGCACCAGGTCGAGCTGCTGCTGCGTGAACCCGGATTTGTGCGCGTTGCCCAGGAAGGACTGCAAGGCCTGGTCTTCGGCAGGGTTCCAGTCCTTGAGCAGTTCGGCGTACTGCTCAGGGGCGGCCACCTTGTAGCCGCTGATGTCCTTGGGTGGCACATCGCCAGCGCCGAAACGCTTTTCCAGGTGGCTGCGGCCCTCGTCGATCTTGCGCGCGGTGGCTTGCCAGTCCACCTCATCACCGTTCTTGACCAGGTACTTGTCGGGCGCGCTCCAGGCTGCAGGCTCGGCAGCCGTGGCGCCCTTGGCCATCACGGTGCCAGCGGGCGCCGGGGGCGCGACGGGAGCGGATGCAGGTGCAGGTGCTGCAGGCGCGCCGGCATCGGCAGCGCCACCAGATGCTGCGCCTGCTTCGGCTGCGGCGGCTTCAGACATCAATCGGGGGGTCTTCTTGAACATCGTCTTGTACTCCGTTCGCTCGGTTGATCTGGCCGAGGATGTAGTCGAGCACCTTTCGCATGCCGCCGCGCTCGTAGGTCTTGAGCACTGCGTCGATGCCCCCGGCGCTCACCTGGGGCTGAGAGAACCGCTTGACGAGGTCTTCGAGGATCAGCACGCCGTCGGCGTTGTCCTCGAAGATGCGGCGGTAGGTTTGTGGTGTGGGCATTTGATCCACTCATCCGCGCCGAGGCGGGCTGGGGGTTACGGCGTGACTTCGACCGTGAACGACAGCGCGCCAGCGGATGGGGCCGTCGAGTAGGTCATGTAGACCTGATTGATGTCCCAGGAAACGGCAAACGGTTGGCTCACAGTCAGTGCATTCCTGGCAACGACGTTGCAGTTTGTCGGCACGACGCCCAGGCCGTGCGGAACCGCAAACGTGGTCTTTGTGCCATCAGCGGTCGGCGCGTATGGGACCAAGTAGTCCGGCTTACCTTGAAGCCCCTTTGCGCGCCCGCCAGCGAGCAGACGCAGGACCATTGCTTGCTGTTCGGCGGACACGAGCGCGTGCGCCGCTTGGTTCGGGTGGTAGCCGTCACCCGTGCCGGTGTAGCCAAGCAGGTACTGAATCCCGTTGGAGTAAGCGCCGCCCGCAACCAGGGTTGCAACGTCAAGGTAAGGCACGCCGCTGGCGCGAATCCAGCCGTTCAGCTTCAGGCGATTTGCCTCCATGGCAAGCGCCGTTGCCTGGTTCGCCCCACCCAGCAGGTAGATATCCTGGATGTAGGACGTGGGTGGCTGGGTTGTCGGCACAACGATGGTGCCAACGCGCTGCCCCAGCTCGATCAAGCCGAGCACGCGCTGCCAGTCGTTTTTGATACCTGTATCGGTGTACGGCGATGCCTCAGTCAGGGCACTGACGTTCTGGCTGTGCACCTCCACGAAAACAATGTCCGGCAAGTTCCGGCTGCGCAGCAACTGATCCCGAAGCATGCCGTGGAAGTACGGCGGCACGGCGCCGCCCTGGGCCAAGCTCAGGTAGCCCCACGCGGCGCCGAGCGCGCGGCTGCTGTTCAGCTCCTGGACTGTTTGGTGCGTTGCATTGAGCACGCTGTTTGGCGTGTTGACGCCCTGCTGGGTCGAGTCGCCGCAGTTGGCAATGACGAACGACTTTTGCGCAGCTCGGATGCGAAGCGAGAAAACGAAAAACTCGCTAGAGCTGTCCGTCGCGGTGTCCCAGTTGATGAGGTTCAGTGCGTCGTAAGTGCTGTATCGGTAGCCGCGACGACGGTAAGGCACATCCAACGTGTGCATGTCGGCGCCCCCCGTCTGAACGATGCCGCGACTGTGTTGCGAGTGAGCGCCTGCGCCACCGCCTGTGCGGCCCTGGATGTAAATGACGGAACCGGGGCGCCCGTCGCGCCGAGGCTGCAATTCCAGAAGCACAGGCGGGGAGTACGCATAGCCGAGCTGGCCAGTGGTCGAGTGAGACGCGGGCGCCGCCGGAACAAACAGGACCATGGGGCTCGGGCCTTGCCCATCCACACTGGTGAACGACCCGCTGCTCGGCACATCCACAAACGCCGCTGCTGTGGTCCCGTCGAGCGTTTTCGGGTTTGCGTCGGAGAAGGCCGATCCCGAGGCGAATCGCAGCGAACCCAAGCTGTATCGGCCGTTACCGTTGCCCGCCCCAGCACCAGCGCCGGTATCCGTGCTCAAGTCGTTCAGCAGTTCGACGCTGACCTCCACGACTGTGCCAGGGTCAAACGGAACTTCAATGACCTCTTGGAATGCGTTTGCAAACCCAACCTCGGCGACGTTCGCCCCGTAGGGTCGATACGCCCAAACAGAACCACCACCACCACCACCGCCCACCGGCTGGCCGTCTGGGGTGATGAGTGAGCCGGTCGGGAGGCCATTCGTGTCCAGATTGACCAGCACCTGCGTGGTCGTCGGGCCATCGACATCCCAGCCCGAGCCGGTTTGCACTGCGGTGATGTTGCTCATGTCGCGCTCCTTACGCTGCGTTGGCCATGCGCGAAGCCATGGCGTCGGTCATGGATTGCTGCGCGGCCTGCTGTTGCATGGCCTGCTGCTGGTTCTGCTGGTCTTGCTTGCGCGCGTCGCGCAGGGCCTGCACCTTCTTGGCCTCGGGGACGATCGACTTGGGCACGCCCAATCCGTTGGCTACGATGCGGTTCGCCTCGTCGATGTCCACCAGGTCGCGCGCCTCGGGCCACACCGGCAACTGCAGGCCGATGGCTTGCACGTACTGCTGCACCGCGGTCACGTCTTCGAGCTTCTGGCTGCGTGCCAGTGGGCTGATGTACTTGACGTGGAACGACCGGCCGCCCAGACCTTGCGGGGCTTGACCCAGCATGCCGGCTCGGTAGGCGATGCCGAAGCAGCGCACCACCAGCGGCTGCAGGAACTCGGCTTGCAGGCGGCCGAACACAGGGCCAAGCAACTGGCGGATCAAGGCCACGCGCACGTGCACCTCGGTGGCAGTCATGGCGGGCCCGTCCTGGGGCTGCAGTTGATCGGCGAGCAAGCGCTTGCGGATGGCGCGCTCGAGCCGTTCCTCGGCCGTGAACGCCACGTTGAAGTCGGCGCCCGTCAGCAGCGGTTTCATGCTGTCCACGCTGTTGGCGACGATGACCTTGCGCGGCCCCACCTTGATGGTCTTGGGGTTGAGCACGCCGTCGTCCTCGGCGATCCACATGCCGGCCACAGCCAGCTCGGTGGCGCTGAGTTCGTTGGCGCGCAGGCGGTTGAGCAGGCGGATGTCGGGAAGAGCTGAAGCCACCGGGCCCGTGGCATAGGCAGACTGAGGCAGGCGGGACCAACGCGGCACGATGACCGGCATCTCGTGGTAACCCGACTCGCGCACCGCATGCTTGGCCGCCTTCTCGATGACGATGGACGCCACGGGCAGGTTCTTGGCCAGCAACGCGCCGGGCACGCTCAGGGCGCGCGGCTCGATGATGTGCACGAAGTCCACCATGGTCTCCGGCTTGTTCATCGCCGCGTCTTGCGTGCGCTCGCTCAAGGCCTTGAAGCCGTAGACCGTGGCCGCCTGCTCGGCGGTCATCTGGTAGGCGCGCTCGACAATGTCCACCGGGCCGCCCGGCTTGCTGCTGGCCGGGTAGACCTGGTGCAGCGGCCACGTCTCGAAGGCATAGCCACCCACGTCGCGGTCTTGGTCGATGTAGAGCGCGCAGTAGCCAGCGGCCACCACGTCGAACATGGCGTCGAATACCTCGGCGTCGAAGTTGCTCGCGTGGATGTTCTCCCAGATGAACCGGGCAGAGTCCGACAGCCAGCGCTTGTCATTCTCGCTGGCGCCGGCCACGTCCATCTCGAACCATTGCGCGTTTGCGGGCGTGGCACCGGCCACCAAGTTGGCGGTCAGGTTCTCGGCGGCATCGGCAGACACCGACGACAGCACGCGGGCGCGCTTGGTCTGCTCGGTGGCGGCGTCAAACGTCGCATCCCCGCTGAAGCCGAAGCCACGGGCGGGGTGGACGTAGTCGTAGCACTCCCGCGTGATGTGCTCATTGCGCAGGCGCTCAGACCGGCGCTGCTCGTGGCGCTTGAGGTACTTCTCGACGCGGGACTGATCCATCACTGGCCTCCGAGGGTTGCGGCGCCTCGCGCCATGACGGTGGAGGTCATGGCAGGCGATGCCTGGGTGCCGCCTGCGGTGGCCTGCGACGGGCGGCTGCCTCGGGTCATGAGGGTGTTGGCCTTGGCGCGCACACGCTTGGCAGCCACCGCGGCATTGGCATCGACCTGCGCCTGGTTCTCGGCTGCAATTCGCTGGTTCTCAGCCTCGACGCGCGCGGCCTCACGGTCGCGTGCTGCGTCGCGTGCGCTGTAACCGCCACCACCGCCGCGGCACATGGCGTCAGGCCTTCACGGGCGAGCCGTAGGCGGCAGGGACAACCCAGCCGGCTTTGCTCAGGTGGGCGGACTTGCCGGGCGTGACCGGGGCGGCAGCAGGGGCAGCCACGGCGGCGACTTCGGCCTGCTGCTCGGCCTGCGCTGCACGCTGCTCGGCTTCCAGACGTGCCAGGCGCTCGGCTTCGAGTTGAGCGCGCAAGATGGCCACCTCGTCGGCGAGTTCAGGCGCTTGGCCTTCTGCTGCCTGGTCGGTTTCGGCTGCGTCGTTCTGGGCTTGTTCGGTGGCGACTTCCTCGACCTTGGCGGGTTCGCCAGGCACTTGGACGGCGCGGGCTGCTTTGGCCATGCTGCACTCCGGTCAGTTTGATGGATGACCGTTGCAGTGTTCGCCGGGAGGCTGGCAGCATTCCCGACCATGCGACTCAGTTCAACAGGGTGAGCTGCCTTGCGTCGATGGTGTGCGGCTCGTCCTTGGTGGCCTTGGGTGCGCGCACGGTGTGCTCGGTGCCGCACAGGGGGCAATGGATGGTGCCGCCCTCCCAGGATTCGACGTACTTGGGTTTGATGCCGGTGCGTGGGTCGCCATGCCTTGGCACCTTGTCGAACGTGCGCCCCGTCTCGCGCATCCACAGCGCAATCAGCAGCTCGCCCTGGTGCATCTTTGGGTCGGCCTCCTGGTTGCGCAGATCCAAGAGCGTTGGCTTGCTGATGCCGGTGCAGGCCGTGATGACCCGCAGCGTGAGCCCTTTGTCGCGCAAGTCGGCCAGCACGCGGAACCAGTCCACGCGCTTGACTTTGACTTGGCGGATGAGGGTCATGGCCTTCTATGAAAAATGCACGCGCGCGAGGCCGATCACCCCACAACGAGCACAGAAGCAAACAAGAACCAGCCCCATCCGTCCTTGCCATTTGCGGCCAAGTAGGCAGCAACACCAGCAAGGCCGACGGCCAACAAGCTGCGGAAAATCATCTGAGTGGTCATGTCTGCTCCAGTTGGTGCCGCCCATTGACCGGAGCGGCTTCGGGTTTCTTGATCCTGTTTTGATTCAAATCGCCAGGAACTCGACCTTGACGCCGAACTGGCCGCGCTTGCACTTCTCCTGGGCGTAATGCCAGGTGATCGGGCCGGTGGGGCCGTCGTCCACGCCGCAGATCTTGGCCACCTCGTCGCGCACTGCCTTCATGGCGCCCTGCAGGTTGTCGTCGTCGCACAGGGCTGGCGAGAGGCGCACCAGGCGGACGATGCAGGGCGTGAAGAACGGGCGGACGATCAGCGCAGTGGCAGCGCGCTCGGCTTTGACCCGGGCGGCACGCTTGCGCCAGTGCTCGCGGGCGTTGAGTCCGGTCACGGTCTTGATGGGGATCAGGTAGCTGGCGCCGCTCATGCCTTGTTCCTTGCCTTGAATTGATCGCACCGAACCGGCTGCGTCACGCTGGGCACGAACTGCGCGCACAGACGCAACGAGCCCTTGGCGCAGTCGGCGCAGCGGTGCATGCCGTTGTCGTGGCCATCGAGCCGTGCGGATGCGTGCTCGGCTGGCGGTGCTGGGCGCTTGCAGCTGCTGGAGGTGTGGCCCCATTGGCCGCACTTGAGACAGGGGTCGGTTTTGCTCATGCCTCACCCCCGAAATGCGCGCGCGGGCGCGAGTCTTGGGGCTGGCGATCACCCGCCAAATCCCCGGTGGTCCGCAGTGCGTCGGCGATCTCTCGGGCCGAAACCTTTTCGCCGGCCTGAGCACGATCGAGCAGGCGATGTGCTGCGGCTCGTTCGGCTTGGGCGACAGCGGTTGGGAAGCGATGGAACAGGTTCATGCCGCGGCCTCCTTGCGAGCCTGGGGTCGGTAGCTTTCCCACTCGAACGGCACCAGCTTGCATGTCTCACGCAGGCGGTCGAAAGTGCGCTCCCCGATGTAGGCCTTGAGCCCTTCGGCGTCCTGGTTGGTCAGCAGGATGGTGGGCTTCATGGCGCGGTAACGGCCGTCGAGCACGTCGAACAGGATCGTTTGCTCGCCGTCGGTGCCGTACTGCACGCCCATCTCGTCGATGACGAGCAGGTCGAGCCCGGACAGGTAGGTCAGCACCTGGCGCTCGGACTTCTCGGAGTCGCGGCGCCACGTCTCGCGCACCATGCGGATCAGGTCCAAGCAGGTGGCGTAGAGCACGTCCTTGTCAAGGTGGGCCTGCAGGACGGAGCTGGCGAGGTGGCTTTTGCCGGTGCCTGGCTTGCCCGAGAGGATCAGGCCGCGGCCGTTGCGGGCGTTCTCGTCGAAGTTGTCGCAGTAGTCGCGCAGGATCGACAGGGCCCGGCGCTTGTCGTCGGTGTCGGCCTTGAAGTTCTCGAAGGTGCGGCCCACGAAGCGCTCGGGGACTGCGGCACGGCCGATAAGCTTGCGATGGCGAAATTCACGGGCTTTGCGTGCGTCTTCCTCGGCCTTGGCTTCCTCGGCAGATCGGCGCTGCGCCTCACACTGCGGGCACCTCGACCAAATCCTGGCGATGATGTGCCGGCTCGTGTACTGGCCGTGTGTCTCGCATGTCGCCGGCTTTTCGGTGACTTCTGCGGACTCATTGCTCGTGTCGAGCCAATCAGGCAAGCGATCCATCTGCGTTCACTCCTGCGGTGTAGTCCTTGGCTTGGAAGCCGGCGTGTGATCCGGCGCGGCGTTGTGCGGCCTGCGGTTGAGGCCTTGACGCGGCCAGCACTTGGCGGGTCTTGAGGCTCTTGGCGAGGGCGTTGTCCCACTCGGCCTGAGTGCGAAGCTCGTGCGACTTGGCCAGCCAGAAGCCCCGAAACTCGTTGAGCCCTTCAGCCATCGCTGCGGCATCGAGCACTGGCAGCCCGGCGAGCTTGGCCTGCACGGTGAACCCTGGACCGGGCAGCCATTCGGCAGTCATCGCGAACACCTCGTTGTCGATCGCTGGCGCGCGCGCTGTTGTTGTTGGTGTATTACTGGCTATGGTTATTGGTATGGTGCTGTCTGTGGTGCACGTTTCGTGCTCCGTTCGTGCGCCTCCGTTGCCATGTTCGTGAGCACGTTTCGTGCTGCCTTCGTGGTCTGCTTGTGCGTCTTTCTCGGCACGTTTGCGGGCCTCGCGTGCCAGGGCGATCTCACGGTTCTTGTCTGAGCGCTTCTCTCCTTTTTCGAGTTCGGCCTCGATGCGCTTGTGCCAAAGCTTGCCGTCCTTGAGCTCAAAGAAGCCCATGACCTCCTTGACGCCGTCACGCTCTGCTTTGCTGAATGCCCCAGCGATCCGGCAGCACGCTGCGTGCTCGGCCGGGAGGGGCTCCTCTGTGGCGTAGTAGTGGTGCATCAGGGCCAGATAGGCCCCGCGCGCAGTCAGCGACAGATGCGTGGTGTCGCGCTGGAAGTCGCCGATGTAGTGCTTGTAATAGTTCACGCACGCCCCCCCATGCTGAAGATGGAGGCCGGGCCGACGGTTTCGCGCCAGGTGCGGCCTCGGCGGATGTCCTCGATGGCCTTGCGGTCAACGCCAAAGCGCGCGGCCAGGACGGTGCTGTGCTCGTCTGATGCGCGGACCTCTCGAGCTTTCTCGATGCTCAGTTTGGTGTGCGGGCTTGTGCGGGCGCCACGGGTGTGCGCTGCTCGAGCGGATGGGCTGCGCTTGGACTTGCCGTTGAGCTTGCGCCATGTTTGGAGTTGCCCAGCGGTGCCCCGCATGAGGTGCTGAGGGTTGATGTCGCCCTGTTCGGTGACAGGCCAGATCACGTCTTTGCCAAGGTCTGACAGCTCGAGTTTGTGGTGCAGGCAGTAGGCGACCCGGTAGACGGATGTGTCGACCTGGCGATAGATCATCTTGGGTGTGCCGGCGCCATTGGTCCGACCGCGCCACATCCAGCGATCGCCGATGTCGTCGCACATGGAATAGAGGTGCTTGAGGGTGACAGTTTTCATGCGACTTTTCGGAGCGCCTGCAGCTCTTCCAAGACGGTCAGATCGGACTGAGCGGCCTGGTACTGGCTGATGACGGTGTTGCCGAGCACGCGCTCGACGGTTGCGATGTGCCGGGCGGGGAGTTCGCGCTTGTTCTCCTTGACGCTGAAGTAGTCGGAGACGTGCGTGGGGTACAGCCCTGCCTGCTCGGCGAGGTGTCGCCTGGTGAGGTTCTTGACGGCCCGCAGCTTCCAGGCGAGGCGGCAGGCGTGGCGGTAGGAGGTCAGGCCCCGGATGACTTCGGGGGGAACGACCAGGCGCTGGGCCTGAACGACACCGCCGACGAGGGGGAGGTGATTGGAAGAAGTCATGGGGTTACCTGTTGAGTTACCAGTTGCCAGGGGGCAAAACTTTGACCATGCAGAACCAACAGGAGGGACTCCATGGACGTGAACTTGTGGGCCGCCGCGAAGGTGCGTGCGGTGTGGTGGCGAGCGGAGGCAGCGGCGGACGTTGCGTCGCTGGTGCTTGCGGTGCTGGTGGAGCGGTGGGAATGAAAGCGCCCGCAGACCCCACCACGCAAAGCCGCGCGGGAGGGCGCGGCACTGTTCATGGAGGAGGCGGCAGCCGCCATGTGGCGGGGCTGCGTGGCGGCGCTCATGGCCTGCGGGCGGGGAAACATGGGTCAGCCCTGCGCGTGCTCGGCGGGCTTGGCGGCCAGGGCAGCCTGCAGGCGCTTGAGGGTGGCGTACCCTGGGTTCGGGATCTTCCCGCGCACGAACTGCGAGACCCACGAGTGGCTCACGTCGGCAGCCTTGGAGATCCTGGGCCAGTCGCCCCGGCGGCGGTCAAGTTCGGCACGAAGCCGGGTGTCGAGTTCGGTGTCCATGCCGGCAGTATCGCAATCTTTTGCGATTCATGCAAGCAACCTTTTGCGAATCAGGTGTAGCAAAGTTCTGCGATGGCAAAAAAGACCGCGAATCAGATCCTGGCCGAGCGCCTAGAGCACTTCATGAAGCTGCGAGACATGAACAACTCGAAGCTCGGCAAGAAGGCTGGTATTGCTGCAAACACGGTCGGCAACTACCTTGACAAGACGCCGCACGTTACAGCCACTGGCAAGGAGAGATCGGCCAAGCTGGCAGAGATCGAGCGTTTGGCCGAGGCCCTGGAGGTCTCTATCGTTGACCTGATCACCGAACCAGACCCGAGCAAGCCTGAGCCGCGCGTTCTTTCTCCGAGGGTCGAGCAGATGCTGGAGGACTTGAGCGACCTGCCCGTGCCAAAGCAGTCGGGGATCATTGACATGATCCACAACGCAGCCGAGGACGCCCGCGCGGCGGCGGCTCACCTGGCGGCCCGGAACCGTGTCCCGGTGGCGCAGCCGGCGAAGTCGTCGGGCCATTCCACCAGCACCATCAAGATCAAGCACGGCGACGGGAACCCGGATCAAGGCTCCCTTGACCTGCGCTTGGTTGATGACCCATTCAACAGCGCCCCATCCCCCAGGGAGGCCGACTGGTATCAGCAGCTTCCCAAAGCTGGCAAGCACTCAAGGGCCTGAAGGTGAACGACAAGCTCAACACCGCCCTGATGGGTGCCTACTTTGTGGGCGACCTGGCCACATTCATCTACTTGGTGTTCTTTGACGGCACTCAATACAACTGGTGGAACTGGCTGATCACGGTGCCGATCGACTTCTTCCTGGCGACGATCTGGCCCCTCTACTGGCTGGTCGTGCGGCCGTTTTTTGGCTGACAACCTCGGGTTAACGCATGCAAAAGGGCCCCAGCAAATCGACGCTCATTCTTTGGGTGCTTACGATCTTGGCAATAGCATGGGTCGCGCTCGAAGTCAGGTGGACGCGTCAAGCGATGCCAGAGGGGATGGACTACTCGACACATCAGATGCTGCGCAGCATGGCCGACGACTTGGCCAACATTGCTAGGCAAAGCAGGTAGTCGCCCACTAAACGACCAGCCCGCCGCGAGCGGGTTTTTTTACGCCTGGACACCCCCTAGGTTCGCAACTTTTTGCGCTGCATCGCAAACTTTTGCTTGACAGTCTCGCAAAACATTGCGAAGATCCATCTCAACGCAACACCCACCCGGGAGAGCAGAGATGGACAGAACCCCTTGCTTCAACACGCTGGCGACGAACCAGCACCTGGCGCGCAAAGACGCGGCCGACAGCGCGCTGCAAGACCTGCACGCCGAGCTGGCGAACGACATGCAGAAGGCGCTGGCTGGGCTGCAAGGCCACGTCCCCAGCTTCAACGGCTTGGGCGCCATGCCCCGCGAAGTGCTCAAGTCGGCGGCCGATGAGGTTGTCGAGGCGCTGGACTACATGGAAACCGCCGCGGCCCTGATGCTGGTCTTGAAGGACAGCGCCTGCCCGCTGGTGGCCAATCTGCGCCGCGCTGTTGTGGACCGCTACGTCGAGTCCAACGCCGACAGCATCGCCGAGGCGCGGGGGCTGTGATGAGCGCGCACCTCGAAACGCCCCTCGAGGTGGTGGGCAACCTGGTCCGCACCGCTCTGCCGCAAGGCGGTTGCCTGGTGGCCGAGTGCTTCGACCCCGCCGACGGTCAGCCGCACACCGATGCGTCGAAGGCCTACGCCCGGCTGTTTTCCTTTGCGCCTGCGCTGCTGGCCGAGGTCAAGCGACTGCAGGCCGAGTCGGACCAACTCTGCGCCGACATGCTGGGCATCACCGTGGCCCAACTGGTGGCCGCATGCGAGCAGAAGCCCGGGGGTGATCGTGACCGCACCCTGGCACTGATCGCCAAGGCGGAGGGTCGAGCATGAGCGCCCTCCTGATCCTCTAAGCGCAGGCCGCGTGCCTGTCCGCGTGCTGGGAGGCCTACCTCTCAGACGTGCCCATGACCTGGCTGCGCGCATGACCTCCTTCCTGCGCGCCCTCCCCCGACTCCTTGACCCTGACCCGGAGGCTGATCCCATGGAACACCCTGCACTCACCCGCGAACAAGTCGAGGCCATGGACGAAACCATGACCTTCAGCACGCGCCGCGTGACGCAACTGCACCGCCGCAACGAGCTGGGCGACCACTTCCCGGCGCCTGGCGTGATCGAGCACCACACGCGACCCGGCCTGCTGTCCCGCCTGTGGAACCGCCTGACCGGCGCGCAGCAGGGCCTGCTGATCCTCGTTGGCTCGGCTGCGGCCGTCGTGAGCGCTTTTGTGTGGGCGGTGTCATGAGCAACCTCAAGATCATCACCGCCGCCGAGTACCACGCTGACGAGGCGGTGGGCAATTCGATGCTGTCGTCGCTCAAGGACTCGCCCGCGCACTGCTATGCGCTGCACATGGCGCCCGGTCGTCCTGAGCGTGTCGAGACTGCGGCCATGCGCCTGGGCACCATGACGCACACCGCGATCCTGGAGCCTGACGAGTTCCGCAAGCGCTACACGATCAAGCCCGAGGGCCTGAGCCTGGCCAGCAAGGAAGGCAAGGCATGGAAGGACGCGATGGGCGGCCTGGAGATCATCACACGTGAAGAAGCCGACATGGTGGATCAGCAGCGCGGCGCGATCCTGGGCAACCCCGAACTCGCCCGCCTGTTCTCATTTGGCAGCCCTGAAATGTCGGCCTTCTGGATCGACAGCGCGACGGGCCTGCGTTGCAAGTGCCGCCCCGACTGGCTGCAGTTCACCGGCCCCAACCGTGTGCGCGTGGTGGACCTCAAGACCACGAACGACATCACGCTCGATGCGGTGTCGAAGTCTGTCGCGAACTTTGGCTACCACCGCCAGCAGGCGCACTACACGCGCGGCCTGGAAGCGTGCGGCCTGGTCGTCGAGGACTTTGTCTTCGCGTTCGTGACCAAGGCTTACCCGTTCTTCGCCCTGCCCTATCGCATCGAGGACGCATCACTCGCCCAAGGCTACGAAGAAGTCGGCGAGCTGCTTTCTCTGTTCTCCAACTGCAAGCGCGCCAACGAATGGCCGCTGTCCGGCGCCGGGGTGCAGTCGGTCGGCCTGCCTCGCTGGGCGCTGCGTGAAGCCGAAATCGAGGTGTCTTATGTCTCTTGACGTGTCCAACCTGCGCCCGACCATCATCCCGAAGTCGGATCAGCTCAACGCCGACCAGCTCGTGGGCGGCCCCATGACCGTGACCATCACCGAGGTGCGAGTCACCGCGAGCGATGACCAGCCGGTGATCATCCATTACCAGGGCGAGAACGGCCGTCCCTACAAGCCGTGCAAGACCATGCGCAAGGTGCTGATCTTCGCTTGGGGTGAAGACGGGCGCCAATGGGCTGGCCGCTCCATGACGCTCTACAACGATCCGTCGGTGCGCTTCGGAAACGCCGAGGTCGGCGGAATCCGCATCAGCCACATGACGGACATCGAGCAGCCGGTGCGCGTGAGCCTGGCCGCGACGAAGGGCAAGAAGGCGCTGCACACGATCGAGCCCCTGACGCTGGTCACGCTGGACCAGGTCAAGACCGCGATCAGCACGGCCACGAACAAGGCCGGCATGGAGCGCGCCAAGCAACTGGCGATGCAACTGCCGGGGGACCAGATCCCCGAAGCCCTGGAGCTGTACCGGGCCAAGGTCGCCGAACTCAAGGCAGGCAAGCCGTCAGAGCCGGGCCAGAGCGCCGCCTAACTTTTCCGGGCACCCACCCATCAAGGGGCCGGTTAGCACCAAGGGTGCCCACCAGACAGACCAGCCAGGAGAGAGAGATGAGCAACGAGACACCAGAAAAGACGCAAGACGGCGGCCCGGCTTTCCCGGTTTACGACCACCACGGAAACGGTCAGCAGTTTCTCGCGGAAATCGGCATGACCCTGCGCGACTACTTCGCAGGTCAAGTGATCTGCGGCCTTATGGCGCGCGCTGGTGCGCCTGATCCTGGTTACGAAAGCAGGCTCGCTTACGGGGTGGCCGACGCGATGCTCGCCGCCCGCCAGGAGCAACCCAAATGACCATCTACCTAGCCCCCTGGCTGCTGGTTCCCGGCCTGCTGACTGCTGTGCTTGTGCTTGGGCTTGTGCACGAGGCATTGAGCGGTGATCTTGGCTGGCGTGATGTCGCGCTGTTCTTCTCTGTTTGGTCCGTGTTGATGGCCGTCAGTCTGGCTTCTATCTGGAGTGCGAAATGAGTCACACCGAACAGATGCGCGAGGCGCTGCGCAAAGTGCGCCCTTACCTTGAAGATGGCGCGAACCACGGGGACGATGCAGTCGAACTGCTGAAGCTGGTTGACGAAGCCCTCACCGCCCCTGCGGCAGAGGTGCCGGAGGCGATGACCGACACCGACGTGGCTCGGATCTTCCGTCGAGTCTATGGCGGCAATCGCTTTGACGCGACTGAGCGCATGTTCGCGGCGGAGATTGCAGCCGCCCGCGACGCTCAGTGGCAATCCACCCGGCTGCGCGGTGGTGTGCCTGAACCCCGCATCGAAATCGACTTCAAGCAGGCCACCGAGCTGCTGGCGATGTTCGGCGGCGAGCCTTCGCTTGTCACGCTGATGCCCGGCGATGGGCACAGCGGCAAGGGCCTGTACGCCTACTGGACCGACCTTCCTGGCGAGGGCGCAATCTACCTGGGCGCCACGGATGACGACGCCGCCCCTCAAGCCCCAGACGCTGCGCTGGATGCTGACGGCGAGGCATTCCGCACCGCTGCACGCCTGGGCCTCACCTTGCGCTTCCACGGCGGGTGCGCGCAATCCGGCATGCCTGGCAGCCCGAGCGCTTATGAGGTGGTTACCGGCGCGGACCCAGCCGCATCGATGCGCCAAGCCGTGCGACAGGCTGCCGCCGTGATCGAAGCTGGTGGTGAGCCTCAGCGGTTGAACACAGCCCCTGCGCTGGATGCGGGGGTGGTGCGGGATGCGTGGATCGCCGCATCTGATCGCGTTCCGCTTGAGGCTGATGGCGAGGTGTTCGTGCGCTTCACTGACGGCAGCATCGGCACGGCTTGGGCGACCTACTGGCACGGCGCCTCGAACGATTTCGCGCAGTGGACACACCCTGACCCTGACGAGGATCGCGTCGTGTCTCACTGGATGAAGGCGCCGCCAGTCGCCGCCATGTCCGCCCAGGCGGGATGGGGGAAGTGATGGCTGACAAGTGCAAGAAGCTCACCCGCACGCTGCAACCCTGTGACGCGCTGGCCTTCGCCACGTCCAACAGGTTCCTTGTTCTGCAAACCTTGCGCAACCGCAACACAGGGAACACGCGTGAGCGCGTGGTGCTGCCGACAAGGAAGGGCGACATGCCGCTGTGGTACTGCCCGTTCTGTCGCATCGACATCACCATTCCGGCAACCCAGGCCGAGCGCGAGAGGGGGGAGTGAGATGGCCGACGCAGACAAAGCCCTCGCGCTCGCTGGCCGCTATGCCCGCTTGCAGGTCCGTTCTGGGCAGTGCCGGGGGCTTTGCTCTCGCCTGCTCGACAAGTGCGAAAACCTGCGCCAAAGCGGCGACGGTGAAACATTCGAATCTTCTTGGTCCGGCTGCATGGAGGCGTACCGCGAATGGAAAAGCGAAGCCGCCAAGGGGAACGAAAGGCGCCCCAACTCTGAACAAGGCTGGACCGCGCTTCTTGAGCAAGACCTGGAGTTCTGCCGCCCTTGCCTGCTGGCAATGAAGGTCTGGAGACACCGCAAGACCATGCACCGCCGTCGCGCATCCGTGCTCGGCGCCATCAAGCGCATCGGCTTGCGCGCCACCCACCCCACCAAGGACACCAAGCAATGAGCAAGCCCGCTATCAGCAAGAACCTGTGGGCGCCGGTTCACACGCCAGCACGCGGCAATCCGTGGATCAACTGGCGGTGTGTCCGCACTACTCGCAAGGCCAGCAGAGAGGCGCTGCTTGAAGGCATCGGTCCGGATTACCACAAGAAGCACCTTGATGGCGTCCGCTTCGCCCGCGTGACCATCACTGAGGACACACCATGACCCGCACCGGCTGGGACAAAGGCTTGTGCCAGGACTATGACCGAGGACTTGCGCTGTGGTTTGCAAGCCGCCTCGATGCACGACACACGATCCGCCGCTGGTTCGGCGACCAAAGGAAGAAGGACACACCATGACCGAACAACTGAATCTGTGGAAGGCAGCACTTGAAGTCGCCTTCGATCAAACCTGCTCGGTTGGGCGCCCGAAGGACTGGAAGCTCATCAAGGATGCGCTTGCCTCGGTCAACGCCGCCCTCACCCATCCCGCCCAGCAACTTGTTGCGGAACTCGCAGAGGGTGGGGATGCTTCGGCGGAAGTCCTGCATGATGATCGGCTTGGCTGCAAAGCGGGCCAGCTTTTTCAAGACCTTCCCATTGGCACCAAGCTCTACACCGCCCCGCCCGCCAGCCAGGAGCAGCACGCCCGCGACAGCGCCGAGCTGCGCCGACTGTGCCAGGCGCGTGACGATGAAGCCAAGGCCCGCAAGGCCGCGCAGGAGCAGCTTTACGCCGAGCGCGAGCGACACACTGCCGAGGTAAAGAAGCTGCAAGCGGAGATTGGGCGACTCAAGGCCAGCCAGGAGCAGGCGCAGCAGCCCAGTGAACCAAACTGCGACCGTAGTGCATGCGGCGATTTCTCGCCAGGGCCTTGCGATCACCCTGACTGCCACGCGCTGAGAAAGCAGCAGCCCAGCGGCGTGGAGGTGGTGGACTTCGAGGCTGCGTGCATTGGGTATGCACGCCTAGATGGTGATGAATACAAGCTGGCAAGCATGCGCCGATCACCTTTGATGGCTGATGGGCAGTTGCACCCGATCTATGCGTTCCCGGATGAGCTTGTTGAACGGCACCACCAGCAATTGCAAAGCTTCGCCACCCCCAAGCCGGAGCCGATGACGCGAGCCAGCACGCAAGACATCAATGCCTCACGCGCTGGGGTTGACAACGACCCCGACGAGCTGCCGGAACCGTGGTCATACAGGATGGGGTGGCGCGACTCGGAAAC